GTGATAATCAACGTAAAGCTAATGAAGATAAGTATGGTTGTTACATGACAGACGCACAAATAGATCGTGGTGATTGTGACATACTAGAAGAAGAGGAAGAGGTTATTGAAGAAGAAGTAGTAGAAGAAAAAGAAGAAGAAGTTATAATAGAAGAAGATGAAAAAGAACAACCAGATACCGAAGAAATCATTTCTGATGATGATGTTGTGGTACCTGAAGTGGTCGTTGATGATAAAGACAAAGAACCTGTTGATCAACCTAAAGAAGAAGTTGTAGAAGATGAGTTGGATCAAGAGATACCAGGAGATGACGACATCAGAGAAGAGGGAGTTCAAGAGGAAGATGTCAAAGACGAGGATAATAAAGAAGAAGAAATAAAAGAGGAGGAAGAAGTTGAAGAGACAGAAGAGATCATACTGGAACCAAAAGAAGAGCCAGAAGAACTTGAACAAGAACCTGTACAAGATCCTGTAGAACTTACTGAAGAAGAAATAGCTGTAGAGGTTGCAGAAGTAGAAGACATTGTAGAAGACATTAAGGAAGTAGAGGTAGAAGAACTTGAAACAGAGCAGGTTATCGAAGTACTTGCTGAAGTTGCTGATGTCGGAGTGGAAAATCTTACAGAAGTTAGCGAAGATGTACTTGAAGTTGTAAGCGAAGTTATAGAAGAAGTTATAACTATAGCTACAGAAGAAGTATTAACAGAAGAACAAGTAGAAGTTGTACAAGAAGTACTTAACTTAGAAGAACCAGAAGACGTACAGATCATAGCTGAAGCAGTTAAAGAAGACGAAGCTGTTGCAGAAGCTGTAGAAGAATATGTAGAACGTGCAGTAGAAAACGCTGATGTAGAAGATTACAACCTTGCGGACGTTGTAACAGAGATACAAACAGAAGAGTTTTTAGCAGATCCTGTCGGTGCATTTACAGATATAGATATAGCTGCAATAGATCTTACAACATTAGGTGACACAATGACCTCTACGCAAAAAGAAAAAGCACAGGAAGTTGTAGTTCCAGTGATCATAGCTTCGCAAATTGTGGCTAGTGTGCAAGTCGTACCAGTTAGAATAAGACGTAGAGTATGAAGTACATAAAAAAATTATTTAATTGGTTATATGAAATGCTAAGGGAAACGATAGCACAAACGTTTACTTTGCTAGGTTTTTTTATAGCATGGCTAACTTTGACTGGCACAGCTAAAGACATAGTTGGTGTTGCTATAATATTAAGTACAATCTTATGGTTATTGACTATAGGATTACGTAAAGATAGTGATGACAAATCATCACAGAGAGCGAGTAGGTAATGCCTTACACAAAAGCAGGGAAGAAAAAAAGATATTCTTCTAAGCGTAAGAAAAAAATGACTAAGTAGTCATGACTATTAAGTACAGAGGACAAACATTTTCTGGTTATAATAAACCTAAAGCGCAAGTCTCTGGCGGTAAATCTCATGTTGTATTAGCAAAAAAAGGCAATAAGGTTAAGCTAGTAAGATTTGGACAAGCAGGAAAAAAAGGTAGTCCTAAAGGAACTAAAAGAAACCAAGCGTTTCATGCAAGACATAACTGCAGTGCAAAGAAAGATAAATTTACTGCAGGATATTGGGCTTGCAAACATAAATGGTAGGAAAGAATGGCAAAAAAACAAAAACCAATCTGGGATAAACCAAGACCAAAAGGTTTAGGCAAATCAAAGAAGCTGACACCTGCGCAAAAGGCGAAGGCAAAAGCTAGAGCTAAAGCTAATGGTCGTAAGTATCCTAATATGGTGGACAACATGTGGGCAGCTAGCAGGTAGGATCATACGAAAGTATCTTGTCCTAAATGCGGACAACATCTTCTTGTTAAAAACAGTAAACTATACTGTACAAATCCCCAATGCAAAGACTATACTAAGGTTAAGTAAACAGGGAGAATAATGAAAATACAAGTTGTTCGTACACAGTTTGGCATAGACGCCACTAATGGTCTTATGTACATTGACGGTAAGTTTGAGTGTTATACACTTGAAGATCAATATCAAGCAGTAAAAGTAATGCACGAAACCTGCATACCTGAAGGTACATACGATATAAAGTTTAGAAAAGTAGGTGGATTCCATCAGAAATATAGTGCAAGATATAAGAACGCACACTACGGCATGTTGGAACTACAAAATGTGCCTGGATTTCAGTATATACTTATTCACAGTGGGAATACTGACGAACACACGAGCGGTTGCATTCTGACAGGTAACACACAACAAGATTTAGATCTAGGTAAAGACGGTATGATAGGACAGTCACGCATAGCGTATCAGAATATGTATGCAAAGGTTGCAAAAGTATTACTACAAGGTAAACCAGTTACATTAGAAGTAAGCAAGATAAATTTAGATGGTGCTGCCGCACCAGAACAAAGTTCCGATAGTAAAACGTTAGATTCTATTCACGAAAAAGTGACACGAATTGACGCTAAACTACAGGGAAGACCGATAATATAGACTGGAGATAATATGAGTGATGAACTCAAAGCACTTATCGAAAAAGTTGTATGGACATTCATTGAAGCATTTGGTTCTGCTTTACTTGTAGGTCCTGCACTCGACTTAGACATTACAGCGATACAAGCTGCAGCAATTGCAGGTGGTGGATCAGTAATAGTTGTACTAAAAGAGTATGCAAAAAAACAACTCGCAGGTAAGTAAACTTACTGCAACCCAACAGGACGTAGCACACAACGAAGTTAAAGATACACCGAGTCACCCTAATGGTTGGGAACCTGGCGTAGAATTTAACTACAAAACTAAGACAGGAACTATTACAACAAGAGCTATGGACAATGCTAGTCCAGAGTTTAATGACCTTCTTAGATCGTGGGGATTCGATCCTGACAAGTATTCTATTCTAAATGACACTATTCGTGTAAGCACGTGGGATATGAATCTGGGAAAAGGAGACGTGCAACAAGCATGGGCATACAAAGCACAGATTGTATACAAAGAACATGCACTAGATAAACAAGATTATGATCGTATATCCAAATGGATTCAGACATACAAGCGTAAAGCTAAACCTAAAGTAACAAAACCACAAGCTAGTTTCTTTGTTGCTATATCTGATCTACAGTTAGGCAAGCGTGATGGTGGTGGTACCGAAGCTATTGTAAATAGATTTTTAGAAAAGATAGATACAGTACGTGATCGTTATAACTTTTTACGTAAAGCAGGAGTGCAGCTAGATCAGTTAACAGTCGTAGGATTAGGTGATATTGTCGAGGGCTGCGTAGGATTTTACCCACAAGCAATGGGACCTAACGGCGTAGAGCTTGATTATCGTAATCAGATGAAGTTAGCTAGAAGATTAATTGCTAAAGCATTAGTTGAATGGTCAAGAGACTTTGATGTAGTTGTAGTAGGTGCAGTACCAGGTAATCATGGAACTAAAAGAATTGCAAAGAACATAGCACCAACAGGTGAGATGGACAACTATGACATAGAAGTGTTTGAACAGATTGCAGAAATATTTGCAGACAAACCACAATACAAACACATAAAGTTTGTTATACCAGATGAACCACACTTATCACTTAATGTATGTGGAACAAACATGAGCTTTACTCATGGACATCTTGCAGGTTATGGTGGATCAGTAGAGAATAAACTAATGAACTGGTGGAAGAATCAGACATTTGGCGGATTCCATGCAGGATCTAGTGACATTCTTGTGACAGGTCATTACCATCATCACCGTGAATTGCATGATGGACGCACCTGGATCCAGGTACCTAGCTTAGACGAGTCAACATGGTTTGAGCAGCAAGCAGGTAAAAAAACTAAACAAGGTGTAATGACTATGGTTGTAGATCAGAATGGACACAATAATAAAGAGATAGTATAGTAATTATGTAATCACTACGGTGCCATAGCAAGGTACTGCAAAAGCAAAGCGGACTCACAGGTCCGCTTTATTGCTTGTGGAAGGAGTTGTCTAACGTTATGACACGTAAGATAACTATCTCCACAGATTACTGCATGCTATAATTATTGTCAAGTCACTTCATTGGTCAGAGGTTTCCTCCTTTACTCTGATCCTTGACACCAGATCATAACTTCGATCTGGTGTTTTTCTATAAATTCTTTACGATTTTGAATTTATGCTATATACTTAATAGTGGGAGGTAGTAATGACTGCAATTAATACTACGTTTGATGATAACTTTATGTTGTCAGAACTTGTACAATCAGTTGGTGAAACTGGTAGAGGATTTGTTGTAATACACAAGAACAATCCTAAGTACATAGACAGCACAGGAGAGTTACGTGACTGGTTGCACAAGAATGGTTTATATATACACCATTTTGAGAACTGGAATAACGTTATACATTATGTATTTGTTAGATCAGAACGCGGCGGCGACTAAGTTATGAATCTTTTTACAAGTCAAAAGGAGATGAAGAAGTGGGCGATAGCTATGGCTAACGCATGCGGTGGACAAGAAGTGTCACAGACATCTATTAAACTTAACAAAACTAATCCAAAAAAAGTAGAAGATTTAACAACAAAGTTTGTAACTGACTACAACGAGATGATGAATACTGCTATAGCTATAGGAGAACAAGAATGAGCGCACCTGATCCAATGGATCGTGATGTAAAAGTAATGTTTACTGATCACAGTACACGTGATTATATAATTACTGCTAGTAATTTAAAAGAAGCAGAAGAAGTATTTGATACAATATTTAATCACATGGAACAAAGTATTACTGATCTTCTTAAACAATATAGCGTTGGTAAAAAAACAAAAGTGTGGGTAGAATACCACATAGATAAAGTAAAAGACATGAATGAGAAGGAGAACGACTAATGGCATGGCAAGACGAATACGATCAAGTAGAAGATAGACTTAAAAAGTTTTGGAAAGATAATCCTAACGGCAGAATTGATACAAAGATAATACACGTTAGTGAAGATTTTAAAAATGCAATACATAGATGTGAAGTGTACAAAGATATTGCAGATGAGAATCCTATAGCAACTGGTATAGCACAAGACCAACATGGTCCAGTAGGTGCAAACAAAACCTCCTGGATAGAGAATGGTGAGACATCAGCTATAGGTAGAGCTTTAGCAAACTGGACGTACGCAGCAAAGAAGCGTCCATCAGTCACAGAAATGCAGAAGGTGGAGAACTTGTCGGACAGTCAAGTTACCAAGAGTGCAGCTAAAACTGGCAACAGCAATAGCTATACTCCTCCACCATCTGTACAAGAAAAGATTAAAGATGTACCTACTGGTCCAGTAGAAGATACTAAGGCAGCATTAGAAGAGATCGGTGTGGTGGTTCAGGAAAAAGTTGTAGTAACTAATGGCACAATAGAACCAAGATGTTTAAGTTGCAGCAGTGAGCTATGGGATAACAGAGTAGACAAAGCAAGCGGTAAAATTAAAAATACATATCCTGATTGGAAGTGCAAGAACAAAGAATGTGACAATGGTAATCCACGTATTTATTACATGGAATCATTTAACGCAGCAAAACAAGCACCAGAAGAATGGTTCATGCCTGCAATGCCTGAAGCAAAAGCAATTGAGGACGTAGGAAAAAACGAAGCACCATTTTAATGATACATATAAAAATAATACTTGACACTGGTGGTGTGTTTCAGGACGTAGAAATTGTAGAAAAACCTACACACATTGACTTACAAGTAACAGAAGAAATTAGGGAGGACGATAACTGGTATGAGCAAGAATAAAAAAAATGATCCTATAAATCCATTTGATGGACCAGGTGTTAAAGTAGGTTCAGAAGAATTTAAGAACATGGTCATGGGTGTAATGATAAATAAACATTTAGATCCTGATGAAGACTTTGATCTTAGCAAGTGACGTATAGACCATTACCTGATTACCTCACAATTAAACCAAGCAAGATAGAAGGCATAGGTTTATACACATTAGTAGATATAGACAGAGGTATCTGCTTAGGTGTATCGCATATACACATTGACAAAAACAAATATCCACATGTTGATGAGTATGTGCGTACACCATTAGGTGGTTTTATTAATCACAGTACGCAACCTAATTTAAAAAAAGTTAAAGACAGAAATACATTCTTTATATATACTATAGAAAAAGTACCAATGGGCAGTGAGTTGACATTGCAATATGAATGGTATGAGATAGAAGGAGATAACAATGACAATGAGAGATGATATATTGCAGCTACTTGATGATGACAAGTGGCATTGCGCAACAGAACTTATAGAGTTTGGTTGGTCAGCACGCAATAGAATATCAGAGATACGTGCAGATCATGGCGAAGATTATATTCTTAGTCAGAAGTGCAGCAAGCACAGTCACAGAGGTGGTGTCAGCATGTATAAGTTAAATGATCAGAAGAAAAAACAACAGTTGTTAAATAGACTTGAAGATCAAATTCAGCTACAGTTATAGTAATGAAAGAAGTATTACAGAGTCAGGGCGCACGTAACGTCTGGGATATGATGGACGAATGTAATGGTTTTCTTGAAGCTATTACATACTGTATAGAAGAAGACGAATCAAAGAAGATAGATTTTTTTCCATACGATAGTGCTAGTGAATCTAATCTAGTACAAACAATACTTAAAATAGATCCTTCATTCCCAACTGATCCTGGACCACACTATGGTGGGGTTAGAGTCGGTATCGTTACTAACAAAGGAGTCGGCGAACTTGAAGTCGTGCATGATATGTATGATTACTTTAGTTATTCTTTTATCACACGTGGTACACAAATAGATTATGGTAGGTTGCCGCGTGCAGATATGATCGATTACATAAAAGCTGTAGCTAAAGTTCTTAATAGTTCTAAAGCATTGAAAGGTAGAAAACTATTTAAGAAAGAAGACTGATGTCAAAACAAAAACAACAGGGAACAAAGCTAGAGACATTTGTAGCAAAGATGTTAAATGGATCTAGGATTGCGGAAGGTGGTATCAATGACAAGGGAGATGTACTATTTAATTGGAATGGTCAAGAGTTTTTTATAGAGTGTAAGGCAAGGCAATCACTTAATGTAACACGTGAGCTTGCTAAATCTATAAAGAAGTCGAAGTCGCAATTCACAGCACTGGTATGGAAGCGCCTGGTAAAAACTGACAAGAGTCGGCGGCAGCCAGACGGAGTACCAATCATAGTTTGTTTAACTCTTGATACTTTTGTAGAGATCGTTGAATCTAAAATCGGAAATAGTTTTTATGATGATCCCTTCTGGAAACAATTGCCGTGAGTCGTACGCAGGATATAGACAAAGTTGCGCGCACAACTGCACTAGCGCTGCAATCTTTAATGGCTAAAGTTGAATTTGATTACAACAGACATCAGCCATGTATCGTATGCAAAGAAAAATTTATGCACCACAGTGACGGACTACCCTGCGAATCAGATGACTCCAGGAAACAGATAATTAGAAACAATCGTTGGAATAAGAACTTGACTAGATAACTCTTATAAACTAAATTTAATAGTGGAAAGGAGTTGTATGGATAAACTAGATATTCATGACGGCAAATTACAGGTTAGAGTTCCTATTACCTTAGCAGATTTAAAGCTGCTTAAAAATATGACAACGTTAGCAAGCAGCAAGAAGACATTTCATTCAACTAATAAATTGAATAAATTATTTTTTGTTGTGCAACAAAACGTATGGTATGCCTGGACAACAGACAGTTATGTTCTTGGTATAACAGAGTTCGTTCGTAACGATTCAGTTATGGCGCAGTATCAGAAAAATGATCCACAACCATTACTGAAATACGTTGATAGAGTATATGCAAGTGTTGATGTTGAAGAGTTCAATACTGATGTAGCGGAGATAAATAAACACTACAAGAAAGAACAACTTGACGGACACATGTATCTTAGATTGGAAGGACATACACAGATACTGCAGCCGCGTGTTATTACAGATGAGATAACTGGCGCAAAGTATCCTATGCCTGACGGCAAAGAGATTACTACTGACTGGGTAAGTATTGAGATAGACAACGCAGGAGTCTTCACAATGTTGAATAAAGTTGACGGCATTGAAGGTGCAAGAGACATATTCAGAAACTTTTGGAGTGACGCACGTGGTTCTATTGGACCTGACAAGCGCAGACCAATTACTCATATACAGTATTCTCCAACACATCTAAAGAAGGTTATGACATTTTTAACCTTCAATAAAGATGACCACTTTACATACATGTATAACTATGACGGCAATTTTGCAGACGCAGTATTGTTTCAGAAAACATGTAGCGGCACTGACAATGCAACTAACAAGCATGCCTGGATAATGCCGCAGCGCAGTAAATTGGAGGAGGAGTAATAATGAAAATATACGAAGTTGAAACAATCACTACTCATTTAGAAGTTGAGATAGAAGATGACTGGGATTGCATTTGCGGATACACGAGTACAATTACATTTAGATTTCCAAAAAATTTATGGGATAGTTTTAAATGTAATTTTTGTGACGAAAAATTAGTAATCGTTGAACCTATCTTGTTAGGTCAAACTTATTCTGAATTGCTTACTGAAAATAATTTGCAATTAGATGAGAGTGGATATGAACTAGAACCAATTGACGCATTTGTTGATATAAAACTAACAGAAAATAATAAAGAAGTTGGTGAATTGATACACATTGGTAGTCACGAAATGGACGGCGCAACTTTATGTGACTGGTGCAACATGTACTTTAAAGGTGACGGAGATTTGGAACGCTGCAACACGTGTTATGAGGAGACAAGATGATGGCGTATCACTTTAACGTAGTAAGTCATCTTATCTTCGGTATTGCAGGCGTGCTGCTTGGATATTACTTTGCTAATGAGTCCTGGAGACATAATCGTATGTGGGAATGGAAGTCTATTACGCAACAGTTAAGACTCCAGGAGACAGAGATACATAGATTAGAAACTATTAACGAATCATTAGTCAGTCAATTAAAGGAGTTAAAATGAATAGCTTTAAATTGCTTGTACGTTTTATTGCTGCGATAGGTGGCTATAAAATATTACAACAAGAGTATGACAAGGCGCGTAAGTTCTGGACTAAAGTCTCAATAGAAAACAACTGGATAAGAAAAGAAGGTATGTACGTAGTGCTTTACGTAAATATTTGTGATTTGCGAATAGCTGACCACGTATACACACCTGCGGACAACAAGTTTGACTCTATCATGTTTACTCATTGTGACATGGATTACTGCGAAGAATGTATAGGGGTGACATTATGATTTTGTTTGAATACAAAGGCGTAAAGATTACAGGACAAAGTCGTGACGAAGTCGCGCTGCTGCGTGGTCGATTGAAAACTGAAATTGATCTACGAATTGCACACGAACAAATAAAAAATACGTTATGGGAATATATACAGGAAGGAGACATTAAAGAAATAAAGGAAAGAATAAAAGATATATAAATATCTAAAGTAAAAGTTAGAAAGAGCTGCAGCGCCGCCTAGTTGCAGCTTTTTCTTTTAGTTCTTGATTAGGTGATTGGTCCAGGTACAATGGTTATTGAAGGAGGTTGTTATGACATGGGAATATCCCCAAAGATTAGACAAACACAGTACTAGCAAAATATCAGTATATAAGAATCGTGTTAATGGTTCTTTAATCTTGCATGACGCGGAAGACTTTGCGACAAAGCAAGTTTATATTGGTTACTCTATACAAGAATCTAAAAGAATGTTTAGAGATTATTTGAAGGGAATAAGATGACACAACAAACAGAGACAAAGAACTTTATAGAAATATGTCCAGGTTGCCTGGCTTGTTACAATCAAGGGCGCTTGACTTTCTACTGGTTCCAAATAAACAAAGACACAACGCTTGAACAAATAGAGCGCGCGCTTGACGTGGAAGAGATACACAGAAGAGCGAAAACTCCATTTGTATGTGGCGGCGAAGAAGTACACATTCAAGATAATGATTTTGGCGGCGGTGAGTACATGACCGCAAAAGAATTATATGGATATGTTGAGCTGCTGCAACTGGTCCCTAATTTTGACTACGTCAGAGCATTCAAAGATATTTATTTAATGCAAGATGAATTTCAACAATTAGGTTCAGGCATACAGTACGAACCAAGCGACATGTTCAAAGAATATGCGAATGACGTTCTTGTATTTGATTACACGCACGAATTAGACGAACACCTAGACGAAGTATTTGGGGAGTTCATGCACATTGACCAAAGCATGCAGGTACCAGAGATTCTATATTCTTTTATAGATTGGAAAGCTGCGCGTGACTGGGTACTTGTTGATTATGAGAAGACAGAAGTAAATAATAAAATATATCTATGGAGGAGTATATAAATGGATAGGAACGAAGTATATAAGTTGCTGCTGAACTTTGCTAAAGGAGTTAAAGCAGATACAACCATAGCAGAGCAAGTTATGGGAGTAGGAAAAGCTATACAGATATTAGATACAGAAATTAGAATAGTTATAGACGAAGAGCAGAGAATCAAATATAATAATTTAGTGGAAAAAATAAATAGGAGATATGAATATGCAAATTAATTACGTTGGAGTTCTAATTCTATTGTGGATTGTTAGCACTGCCTGGATTGTTTCAGGTTACGCTGCTAAAGGTTACCAAGCCAAGAACAATGTCACTATGGACTTTGAACTCTACGCAGCAATTAGACACGTGTTAGATTATTGTTATGACACAGAACGAGAACATTATATTGAGACCTTCGGCGAGGAATCAAATAATTATCTATGGTTGGACAGTGATTTAGATTTACACGTTGAGAAGATGAACGAAGGCAGAACGTACCCATTTAACGAAGGAGTTACGCATATCTTTCAAAGTCTTCATTATTTACAAAAGCAATTAGTTCCAGGTGATAGCAATGCCTGACCTAATTAAAAGCAAAGGAAATTGTATGACCTGCGGAGAATTATTTTTTTATGATGTTCCGCGCAACGTTTGGGATATTGAGACACACTGCAGCCAAACCTGTTGGGATTACTATTTCTTAGGAGACAAAGCAGTTGGTGGCGTTAGCTACGAAGATGTAGAGCCACACGTCCTGGAGACACGCAGCCCTTAGCGTAACGTACTAATAACCAGGAGAGAGAGCGCCGCAGCAATGCGGCGTTTTCTTTTGTATCACGTGCGTAAAATAATTTAGATCTCCGCAAAAAAAAAACCTGGAGATCCATTTAATAAACCAGTGCCGCCAATTGTTTTAAGCTGCGCCTGGTCGTTCGGCTTGCGAACGCATAACGCACACGTACGCATACAACCGACTACAAACCGCAGCACCGCGCACCAGGACCACGCACATAATATACAGATGATTATATAACCCCCATACCTTAATCGCGGCGCGGAGAAAATATGTATGAATACGTCAATGTTTATGTGGCAATTTGTGGAGGTGGTGGGAGTCGAACCCACGTTGGTTAGATGAGTATTTGGATAAGCATATAACCCTGTCCAGATCACCCCCAGTCTACAGTATACTATATATAGTGTAGTCTAAACATACTATATGTAGTGGTACTATATATTGTACTATAAATGTCGAGTATGAGTAGTAGGTGGTTCGATCCCTGTGTCACTCCCAACCCAAACCAGTTTATTAAGTGTAGTAACAGTAAATGCGCTCTCTCTCTAATAAATAAAATGTGAGGAATGTGGCTCAACCCACGACTAAGGCGGTCCTGCTATGCCAACCCTGTTTACGAATCGTTATCTTGTGGTGCTTGTGTAGGCAGGAACACCACAATGCTTATCCTGATATGCTACACTATAGCATAGAGATATGTCAAATAATGAAAAAATCACCATCTGCGTAGCAGATAACTGTTTGGTCCCCTTACCAGAAGGTCGTAAAAAATACTGTAGTGAGAGGTGTTCTAAAAGAACCAGGCAGCGTGCGTGGCGTGCAAGTAAACCTACAAGTGA